CTTGCCTTTTCTCATTTCGCTCTAAAAACTTCACCCACATCCGAGCAGCTACTGCTCTGCGTTGGGGCTTGAAGGGGTAGGTGCTACGGAGCTGCGCCATAGCAATCCTCATAAATTGGTCTTGCATTATTCTTTGGTATTTGAGGTGTTGCAAAAAATGCAACGATTGGTTTGATGTTAAAGTTTGGTGTTCCAATAGTATTCACATTGGCCGTGCTTGATGGGTACGCCAACAAAGAACGATTGGTACATTTCGGCAGGTGCGGTGAATCGGTAGCAGGTTTCTTTTAGAGGGCAACCTTCGCCTGTGCATTTGGTGATGTCGGTCATAACGTGCCAACTATTGTGTAAGAGTCCAAGTCCTCCCCTAAGATAAAGAACTGCTTGTACAATTCTATTGCCTCCATAGTCTTGCGCTCCCCCTCTGCCACAAACTCGGGGCTAACTCCATAGATGCCTATGTCCAAACTTCCTTTGTCAATAGCGATAAAAAAGAACTTGTCAATCGGCACTCCGAACAATCGGGTGTAAATGAACGCTTGAACATTATAACCATATTTTTGAGCTGAAAAGGGGAAGGCGCGCAAATCTTGAGTACTTTTGATGTCTGCGAGAAAACCATCAGCGTAGATGTCAGCCTTCGCCCTAAAGGGCAGGCCGCCAATCATACCAATTCTTGGCACTTCAAACTCGCAACCAGTAAGCAGACCCAGTACGTTCTCATTGCGCAGGAGCGCATCAGAGATACGTTGCGCCTCGTTGTACTCCTTACGGGTGCATAGGTTACGCTTGCCTTTAGCATCTTGCCACGCCTTTGCGTTCTTGCTCTGCACTTCAATCACCTCGTAGTCTGCTACTTTGTGAGGCTCTAAAGTCATAAGGTGAACAAGTCTGCCTACCGCAAACGCATCGGATTCATCGCTGCCGTACTTCGTGACGTAATGGTATGTCTTTGGTGAAGTAAGCAGCAGCTTGCAGGCTGAAGATGACAGGGCGTTCTTGCCCAGTACTCCGTAGTAAAATTGGTCATCGTGCATCTTTTCAAGGATTGTCTCCATATCCCAAGTGCTTCCGTCAAGTAGTTCTATTATTTTCATAAGATTGGTTTTGTTAATTAAATAAAGGTATGCATTTTTTAGCGACTGCTGCAACTACGTCAACTGTTACTGCGTTACCGCATTGCTTGTATCGTTGGGTATTGCTCATTGGCTTGACTTCTCCATCGTAATTGCCATAAGCCGTATGTTGATCGGGGAATCCCTGTAAGCGTTCACATTCAATAGGCGTTAGCCTACGGATGCGGGAGCCATCAAAAAGACTTATGCCGTTGTGTTCGGGTTGCATTAGAGAAGGTGATTCATCACGGAGCGTCTTGTTGTATAAATCCATTGCTTTGATTTCTCCCTCTACAAAATTGTTTCTGCGTATTGTTTCGTTGACCTTCTCGTAAGTATAATTAGGCTGAACTACTGCTTGATTGCAACTCGTTTCAAGTGTCTGCGCCTTCTGCTTTCCTACACGGCCTCTGCGAGTTTCGCTATTTGGATTTGATAGGTTGATAGTATCACCGCTTGTTGCTTCTTCGTAGCCCGAACTTGTGGCTGACTTTACTTTTATAAGTTGCATTCCTGCGTGGCCGTCTTGACCTCTTGCAGTAAGGCATTTTGTAACGGCTTCTCCTGTGCGTTCCAATTTGCTATTTGATTGACTTGCTTTTCCGATAGGAAATACTCCTCTCCAATTTCGCTTGGGTGTTGTAGAATATCCGACAAGGTATATCCGCTCTCTATTTTGGGGTAGAAACCACGATGTATTAAGCAGTTGCCATTCAAGTCTATAATCCCCAATGTTGGCAAACTCTTGGAGGATTGCCGCAAGGTCTTCCCCAGAGTTGCTGGAGAAAGCTCCTTTAACATTCTCCCAGACAAATACTCTTGGTCGGCATTCCCTAATAAGGCGAATTGCTTCAAGGATAAGGCTGCTTCGGTCTCCTTCCATCCCTTTACGTTTTCCAGCAAGGCTGAAATCTTGGCAAGGACTTCCAAAGGTGATAAGGTCAATTCGGGGAAGTTCTGCTCCTCGAACATCTGTAACTGATCCAACATAAGTAGATGTGGGGAATTGATGTTTGTAAACTGCGACTGCGTGTTTGTCTATCTCCGAGAAGTAGGATGTTATTTCATATCCTGCTCTCTCAAAGCCTAAATGGAATCCACCTATCCCACTAAACAAATCAAGGTGGTTAATCTTCATTTCTTAAATGTTGCTTCGTACCATTCTTCAAAAGGCACACGAATTAACGCATCGTGGTAGGCTATACGCAGGGTGACCTTCTCAATGGTTTCAATGTCTTTGAGGATTGATTCAGATATGTCTACTGACTTCAGCTCTCGGAGTAGTTGGGATATAGTTTGATATTTCATTTGATTGGTTTTATTCTTCTGATGCTACGGTTGTTGCCCAGTTCAGCCACTTGGTGTAGATTTCATCGGCAAGCTTTGGCGCCTCTCCATAAATGGATGTCGTGGGGTATGCTACGGTGTTGGTGTAGCCATCCTCGTTGTAGGTCTCCTCAACGTAGGTGATGTCCATCTCGTAGTTGTAGAAGTCAGCGACGTGAACGTAGCCGAGAAACTTGGCAAGGATTTCATCGCTATTCTTATTGTCGGGGTCGTAATCTTCAAGGGCATCCCAATAAGACTGCGGCAGTAGGTCGGCATCTTCGAGCCAGAACTTTAGGTCGTTGTAAGTAAATATCATATCCCAAGAAGTTCAAGAGTCCATAGGTATGCCCAAAACGTCAGCGCAAGAGCGCAGAAGTAAGTGATGTTTTTAAGTAGTAGTTTCATTCTGATTGGTATTAAATGTTTGTCAAATATATAACAAATAATTTAATTACCAACAATAAAAAAAAGAGGACTATTTGCCCTCTCTGAATTGCGTGTAGCAAACTGCTATTGCTTGGTCTTTATTTGGGTACTCGCTTCCGATAGCCCCCAAGCAGCGTTGGATGTATTCGGATTGCTTCTCACCACTTTTGGGTTGAGGGATTGGCATAGGTTAAAACTTTGAATGAAACTAATCTTTGAATGTCTGGCAACTCAAGTCTGCTTATCACATCCTCTCTGCCTTCTCTTTGGTAGTATTTTCTTGTCGCTTCTTGCTTTGTCACAAACACAGGCTCTACAATCTTCTCACATAGCCGTGCAAGTTCCTGCGTTCTCACCATCACAAAACCTCCAAGCTCTGGCATATCAAATGCGATGTACTCGGCTTTACCATACATCCACCCGTTATCACCTTTTACGTTCTTGAACTCTACCCAGATGGTGTTGGGGTGGTTACCTCCTTTTACGTCTACGGATGTTGTTCCGTTTAACCGTGTAACGAAGTAGTCAATGTGATCGTAGATGTCGGTGTTGCGGTCAGACTTCTCACAGGAGTAGCCTATGGCCTCGCAAGCCTCTACAAACCTCTTGGCAGTAATGTCCCCAACTTGATTGGAGTAAACCCTTCGCTCGTTACTGACCATAAGCGTTGTATAGTGTCTCAAGCTCCTGCAACCTACCACGAAGGCAAGAGCCGCAGCTTGTAGGCTGAACGGAATCCTTAAAGACTCGGTTGTAGATTTTATTCACTTCCGTTTGCTCAAACGCAGTCACGGTGTTCCGACCGCGCATCTTGCCAACAAACTCGTATTCTTCTTTGGTCAAGCATTCAGGCTTCCTGTACCGAAATAGCTTGTTTAGTTTCTCCTTACGGGCATCGCAACCGCAGTCAACGCCAGTTGCTTCGCTGAACCAATCTACCGCAGCCTTGATGCCTGTGGCGGTTGTGATAGTCTCGATGGTATCACCCAAGCCGCTTGGCTTCTTTGTACGCTTGGTAGGTGTCTTGGCAGTCTTCTTGGATTCGCTCTCTTGCATTTTTTAGTGTGTTGAAAATTGATCTTGCTGAAATCTTGGTCTCATCCGCTAACGTGCGAATAGACATATCGGTGTTGTGGTATAGCGCAAATATCTTTTTGTCGTACCAATGCCAGTCAGTTTGGGTTGACCACACCCTGTCGTAGAGTTGTATGAGTTGCACCTCTGCATCTTCGTTAGCCTCCTCGTAGATATACTCCTCTAAAATGTCCACATCTACGAATTCAAATCTTGCTCTCTGGCGCATCAGGGTGGCGTACATATTGCGGAGCGTAACGTACACGAAGAAGGTGTTGACCTCCGTTTCGTTGTACATTATCTTCTCGGCATCATCAACGTATTTGTACAACCTAACGTACATTTCTTGTACAAGCTCTTGGGCAAGGTCATCACTCGCCCCGAAACTCTTGCACATACGAATCCAGTCCGTCTGTCGCTTTGCTAATACTGCGAGGAGTCCCAAGTGATTTCTACAATTACAACAAACAGAGCAAATTGCACCGTGTGCATCACAATATCTTCTTCAAGGTAGTCGGTCTTTGACCAGTTAGCCCCTACGATAAGCCCATAGATTGGGTAAAGTCCTACGTTAAAATTCATCAAATGTGCGTTTAAGAGTTAGATACAATTCCTTGTATTTAGATAACTCCGCAACGACTTCATTGAGTTTATTTAGTTCCAATTCTAAAGATTGAAAGTCGGGCTTATCAATGCAGGCCATCGGGTTTTCTTCAAGAACGCAGCAAGCGACCTTGTAGTAGTGCTGATAGTCTCCGTAGATAAGACGGTCTTTGTGCATCCTTACGGCATAAGCTACCGAGCTATGGTCTTTGTCTATGGCCTCACCCAACTCGTGGAGCGTGGCGTGGTTTCGGAATGCGGAAACGAATGCTGCTCTTGCAGTGGATTCTTTATGCGCTCTGCTTCCATTGTCTTGAAACCCAAGACGGGCGAAGTATTGCTCTTTAGATACTTTTAGTTGGCGTAGTTCGAATGGTCTCATTAGCATTTGCAGCGTTTAGCTCTGCCCTCTTTGTGATTGGTTAATATCTTGGTCATTGGCATAGTGAAGTGCTTGTGGTCTGAAAGTCTTTTGAACTTCATCTCACTTGCCCATTCCACTAAATTGTCATCCTTGTCTTGGATTATGGTTACATCGGTCACGAGGTAGTCGATTCCGTCAACCGAGAAACATTCGTACTTCTGAAAGGGGGAGAGTATCTGCTTCATAGCGTGTCCTCAATAATCCCTTGCAGGCGTTGTATCTCGTAAATCATTTGCTCGCTATCAATGCGCAGCTTGGCGTTGGCCAAGTACATCTCGTTCATCTTGCCTTCGGTGAATTGTCGGTAGTCAATAAACTGCTGCAAGAGTAGGTCTGCGTAATGGCAGCTCATAACGTGGTGCAGGATGTCATCTTGTACCTCTCTACCTTTTGCTTTGTCTGCTGCTTGCTTTGCTAACCACATCGCAGTACCTGCAAGCATTAACTGCTTCTCCCTTATGTAAAGGTCGTGAGAGTCATCAGAAGGGTACATCGCTCGCAGGTGTTTCATCTAATTTTATTGGCAGCAAGTTACGGCCATTTATCACAAAGCCAACATTACCTAATACGCTCTGCAAGATTAATGGCGTTTCAAGGGGCGTGATGCGCCCTCCAGATTCCATCTCCTTGACTTTACGAACGTGAATGTGTGTGTATATCCAGTCTGTTTCGTGAGCCGCAAAGCGGTGAATCACGATAACGCAATCGCTTCTGTTGCCCCACTTACCACCACCTTCAATGTCTGATGTATTAGGAGGCATCGCCATCCCCTCATATGGGTGGCCTTTGTAGAACACCTTACGCATTGCTTCGGTTACTGGGTGGGCGTTTACGATTGTGGTGACGTTGTTCTGGTGTGCAAAGACCCGAAGCGCAGATGCTACCTCATAGTGGTATTCGTGCATCCCTGTCTTGCCTAATTTCTTTTGGTCTGTTGATAGGGAGTTGTAGGGGTCTATCAAAGCACCTGTGTAGTTCCACTCGTTCTTGATGCTGCTCATTACCTCAAGTAATTCAAAGGCGGTAAAAAGCCGATTGCCGTCTATAAATTGGAAGTACTCGTTGATAAAGTCAAGCTTGCGGTACATCATACCCTCATCAATCCCTTGTATGGGTTTGCATACCAAGAACTCAATAAGCTTGCGCTTTAGGCTTGGCACTTCGTTCTCTGCGGAGTATATCAGCCACTTCTTGCCGAAGTTATACGACTGCAAAAGCATAAGGTAAAGCAGCGTGTGGGTCTTGCCTACGTTAGCGTGGCCGACCACAACCACGAACTCACCGTCTTTGAGCCGTAGGTATTGGTCTACTTCAAAAACACCGAGCTTGCCCGTGTCGTAGTACTTGCCCTTTAAGGCTCGTTGAAGGTATGGTAACGAAGATTCGTTAGATAGTAAGTCGGGGTGTATCATTGATTCTGATTGGTGAGCAAATATAACAAAATAATTGACATAAAAAAACCCCTCCGTAGAGGGGCTTCACGCAACGGCCATTAAAAACCAATCAGAACGGGTCGTTGCGATTTGCGAAATGCTCCACGTGAGATGCAGGAGCTGAACTTGCACCTGTCATCCAAGCGTTAAAGGTCTCTGCGTTGGCAAGGATGGTGTTAACATCGTGTTGTGCTGCACAAGCGTACTCCACCGCAGCCTTTAGAGCAACCTGTCGGATGATAGAAGCGGAACGATCATCTGTCTTAGCGGCAAATGAAGGTGATGATGGGGCTGATGGGGCGTAACCTCCACCGCCAAAAGCATTGGCACGTTGGATTTTGACCGTACCCTTTTCGTTCTTGGTGTACTCCACGTCTTCGCCTACGGCATAGGGTGGGGTCTGTGATTTGGCAAAGGCTGTTCCAAAATCCCCTGTGTCGAAACGGATTTCGAGTTTGTGTAAATCCTGCCACATACCTGTGGGGGTGATTGAAATAATTTTAGGCATAGTATAGATTGGTTTTAGATAAATAGAATTGATTGCTGCTGCAAAACTTCAATACGAGCTTCAAGCTCTTGTATTTTGTTTTGTAGTGCTTGGATTTGTGCTTGTTGCACTTGCACCATCTCGGTGTAAACGTCTTGAGAAAATGATAAAGTCATATACTGATTGGTTTTAAGTTATGCAAATATACAACTTATTCTGTTACCACCCAACCCGTGAATGTAATTTCTGCGGTGTCTTTTGGAAGCGAGGGGTCGTAGGTCATCTTGATTCTGTCAACGTATTTGGGTGAGTCATCCTTTACCCCTCCCCATTGCTTGAACGCATCAAGGGCAAACTTAATTGCCATCACGCTGTTGTCCAAGTCGTAGCGGTAATGGACTCTGCATTTGATTTCAACGTGGGCAAGCTCGTATTTGTCGAACTGTTGCAGTTGTAACAAGACTTCACCGCAATGCTTCTCTTTGGCTTTGGCTCGGACTGTCCAATGCTTGGAAGCGTAGAAGGCGTTAAGGCTTGGAACCTTGCCAACGACAATCTTGTAGGTTAATTGTCGGGTATCAGATAGCCGCATTGGATGGCGAAGTGCAGGTCTATCTTGGCGATCTCACCCAGTAGCTCTTGTTCTTTGTACTTCGCCTGTTGGCGAGATTGGTAGTCCGAGTCGCAGTTAGCCATCAGCGTAGCGCACTCCTCAAGGATGAAGTCTATCTTCCTGCGCTTGGCAGGGTTAGTATAGTACTGCATATTTTCCTGTTGTTGTTTGGCTTCCTTCGCTTGTTGCGCTAATGGTTTGCTGCTCATCTTGGCGTTCAAGTTCAAATTGTAGGTGAGCGATGGCCTTGCGGATGTCATCGCAGATAGGGTTGTGCGGTTTCTTGCCTGCACGCATTAGGTAGGTGAGGGCAGTTCCCAGATTGTAATTATCTGGTTGGAAGTCCATCACCACATCCTTCGCCTCTATCTTCAACGTCTTGCCGATGTAGTACTTTGGTGTCATTAGCCAAAGGTACATCATCCCAATAAATGTAGATGTGGTCATTCATTATTTAGAATCATTACAAATTAACATAAGTACTTGCGTATGTCAAATTTATTCCTTTTTTTTTACAAGTTAACTTGATTAGTTACTTAACTTAATCAACTTTCAAGTTGATATTAGTTAGTAGTTAGTCAACTCTTAACTTAACCAAACAACTTAAATAAAAAGAAACTTAACAAAGAAAAAGAAAGAAGTTGCGTTCTAACGCATCCAAATACCTCAAGGTATACACTTATACCATTTTAGTATTTAAGTGCAGCAGAAGCCAAATAAACCTACTCTACGAGCTTATCTATCCACTTCTTGATGAAGTACGCAACCACAAGGATAAGCCCAAGTGTAACCGCTGCGCCTTCCAAAGTCCATCCCCTTTGCTTTTTTTCCTTCGTTAGAATCTTGGTCTGCGTTACACGGATCGTGTCTGGCAAGCAAGTAGCCTCAACGAATACCTTTCGGTCGATGTACTGGAGCTGAAGCCTTACCTTGTCTTGGTAAATTGTCGTGTCCTTGAATAGTTCCAGCGTGTCGGTTAGGTACTTTGTCTGCGTGACAATGACCGTGTCCCGAACAACTACACTCTGAAGGACTGGTTTCACAGTAGCGCAACTGCTAAGAGCCGCAAGAGTCGCAGTCAGCAGGATTGTCCACATTGCAAGTCGGTTGGGGTTTAGTTTCGAGTTCATTGAGCCAATTATCAAAAGGTGAGGTACTTGGTTTTGCCATTGTATTTGACTGCTTTTAGGATTTGTTTGCGATTCTTGGTATTAGAATAACTAACGTGAACCCACGATGGCGCAGTATCAGAGCCAAATTCCCAAATGAGTTGGTCAAAGTCTAAATTGTCCTTAATCCAATGGAACAACACATCGTTGCCACCATCAAACTTTAAGTCCGCTGCTTGGCCTTGAACGTGCTGCGAGGTCTTTGCTCCCCCTACTTTGCTATTCACCGCAGGGCTGCGGTATGCACTCGTTACTTTCACCGCACCTAATGCGTCTCTCGTGGGTTGTAAGACGTTTTCTGCAAGCGCACGGAGGTTTCCCTCCAAGTTCTTGGGTAAAGCGTTAGGAAGCCCTGTTTTTGTAGCAGTCAGTTCTGCGAGGGTGAAGTTCTTGGTCACGTTTTTAATATCAAAAGTTGTGGGTTTTACACATTATGCTCATTTGACTTTACACTTTGGAGTATGCGGTCTATGCATAGTGCTTTGTGTTGCCCTAAAGGGAAACTTCAGAACTACCGACCCTGCGACTTGTAAGGCTTGGAGTAGTTCTTACTCGCCTTATTGCTGCTTGCACTCTTGGAGTGCTTGCCTCGCTTCTTGCTCTTACTGATCCTTTGGCTTACCGCCTGTTGCTTTGCCATCTTCTTTACCGTCTTTGAAAAACATAAGTGCGAAAGCCCCGACCATAAAAGTCGATACCTCCGTTAAAGTCGCACGGCCTCCCCAAACGAGTACGAAGCATAGTGCTATAATAAGAAGCCCCAAGATGGTGGTCTTAGGGTTCTTGAAGATGCGCTCAATTAGCACTTTTGTCCTTGAGGTAATCCCTGCGCCACTTCCATAAGGTGTAGCCCAATGAGGCAACAAGTACTGCAAGACCGAAGGCTTGGTGAACGTAAGATAAAAGCAGCCCTGTGCCTGTTAAAGACCAAGACGTTAGAACGCTATCGGCTGACTCCTTTGTCATTCTCTTAAATCGCTACGGGTGGAACTGGGGGTTGGCAGTATGCTGCATCGGGGTTTGCTACGCAGTACTCTGACTCGTATGCTGATTCCCATCCTGCGAAGATGTGAATACCACAAGGCTCTGGCCATACGACATAAGCAGCAAATGAAGCAACCATAGGCTCGTTAGCCCATAGGATGTCAACTGCGTACTTTGGTGATGACTTGATGCAAACCTTATTGCCTTCGGCATCCGTTCCGTATTCAAGGCAGATGTAGCCTAATTCAACGACTGCCGTAACCAGCTCGGAGTTCCAAGTCGTTACAACCTCACCTTCTGGGTTTGTAGTTGTGGTTTCAATTTTGGCTTTAGCCGTAGCCCATTGGGATGGAGTAAACTCGTATTTTAGGAATTTCATCGTTTGTTGAATTATGCGGTTAGTTCAGCCAGTTGGGCGTTAGTTAGACGGGTCTTGAATAGTAGGGCTTTGCCTATGCTTTTCTGCTCATCAAAAATATCCCATACATTGAAACGGAATTGAGAAAGAGTCGCTGCGGTAAACGTAGTTGCATCTGTCCCTACTTGTACTCCATTGATATACAAAGCATTTTGACCCGACTTGTAAGCGCCAGCTATTTTGTAATAAGTTCCTAAAACTACTGGAGTCGTTGCTGCTACTGAAAAGTCAGTACTTAAACCGTTAGTACCTATCTCAATAATATTCAAATTATTTAATCGCAAGTTAATAAAGCTCACGCTTTTAACCTCCACACTCGCAAGACTATTATAGGCATTTGACGGGGCTACATAACCTTCCCAGTAAAGGGTTCCTTCGCTCTGCCCAATCAAAGATGTAATGCCCGTCTTTGAAGCAGCATCCGCAACCCTTGTAACGCTCGCTCCCAATGTGGGGATGTACGAGGTGGCGTAGCCTGAATTAGAGCCTTCAACTTGTGCGCCCCAAATGATGAAGGTGCCAACTGAACTAATTATATATTGCAGGGTAGTGGATGCGGTTGCGGTAAATGTCCGCACCCGTGAGTGGCGGTACCAACCGTTCCCGTAGTTCTCAATTTTATAAACGTCCGTTCCTGCGGTTGTTGCACCACCAAAGAAAACAAGCTCACCGCTTGCGCTCTTTGCGAAAACCGAAATCGTAACTGACTGACCGCTTACGGCTGCATAGGGAAAAAACTCCGCATAAATGTAACCGCCTGCGGTAATTACAGCCGTGTCTGCATTTTGATAGCCATCGGGTGAAACTGTTGTGTTTGCCGTTATGGTTGCATTTGATTTAACCCAGTAAGCATTGTCAAACTGCTCCGAGTATTGAGCCAAATTAGTCCGCTGCGGCTCAAGTAAAAGTTTCGGGCAAGTGCTATTTAGGTAGTCCAAACGGGGTAAACCGCTAACTGGGCCAACTGATACCGCTGCGGTGGTGGTGGCGATGTAGTCGGTTGCTATGTCACCTGTTTCAATCTGCGCTCCAAAAGCATAATAAGAATTTGTAGTACTTGTGGTCACAAATCTTGTAGCAGCCAATGAATCAACATTCAAAAGGTAAATACCCGAGCCGATTACAGATGTAAATGACATAGATAACCTATACCACCCAGAACCAACGCTAACAATAGATGCAGTAGCACCACCAACCGCTGAAGCAGTTCCATTTTGAATGTCAAAGTTTGCGTAAAACCCAGCATCTGCCCCAAGAAACACTTGGACAAACTGCTGCGAAACGTACTTTGCGTACACGCTAAAAGTATATTGACCACTAAAAATATTTGCTGCGCCAATGTATTTTTGTGTGGTTCCAGCCGTTGCAACGATTGTATCTGCGTTAACTACTGCATTAAGAGGATTTGCAACTGAATTTGCCGTTACGGTAATAGATGCCTTTGTCCAATCAGCGGTATTAAATGCTTCAGATTGCAAAACTAAATTAGTACGAACTTCCTCAATAAGGCCATCGGGGCCTACACGGGTTGCTCCAGAAGCACGGCTGAAGGTTAGGTCGCCAGTACCATCGGTCGGCTTAACCGAGTAAACCTTTTGGTCTTTGTATCCCGAAGGGATCATTACCAGACTTGCGTCATCAAAAAAACTCATATCAATTCAAAATAAATAGTTGGTCAATTAAGCAGTCCTCTCCCTCCAATGTTGCTCCGTCATCGGTCATACGCTGAATATACGTATCAAAAATATCATAGTAGGTGTCCTCACCCAAGTCCTGCAAGGCAGCAGTCAAGCAATCAAAGCCCTCAAACGTGCCTCCATCGTTCAGCACCCGAGTCTCAAACTGCGCTACAAACTCATTAGCAGGAGCGAAGCAAGGAGGTGCTGACTGGTTCTGAATGGACAAAGTAGTCTCATCCACTTGGCCAAACCAAGTAGAGCAGTACACTACTCCCCACGATATAAAATTAGCCATTGTTATCCTTCTCTTTTAAGTAACTCTTTAACTTGATGATATTGCCCTTCTTTGGTATGTAGGTCTTTTTAGAGAACCCAGCTCGCGAAGTTCGCATCGGTGTCGGGGTAGACATCTGCATTGTTGTTTGAATTATATTGAGGGAACTGCGCTTGGTTGTAGCTCATATAGGTGATAAACCTGTCGGTGTAGTACTGCGCTAAATCACGAGCCTTGCCTACAAGGTAGTCTACTTCCAACTTATCAGCGGTAGTGCTATTCTCCGAGTTGTGCTTGAACACCCCGCCATTGCCGATAGTGTACGCAGCAAAAGGCAGGTACTCCACCATAGCCCAATGGATAAGCATCGGCTGAAGGTAGTCGTTTACCAACGCCAAGTAAGGATTCGCCAAAGTGTTTGCAATAATGTCATTGCTAATCTTATCGTAAAGCTTCGTGCCTGTGTAGTTTTGGATGTGTATCTCCTGTGCTATCTTAATGAACTGGATAAATTTGTCCGTGTCCACATTACCGCCAATAGCGGTGTTGCGAACCAAGTCCTCTCGTTTAATCCAAAGTGCCGTTGCCATTTCTTATCTGTATTTTAATGATCCTCTTGATGATGTGTCAATGGGTCGTGTTTGAGCAGCATCCCATCCGTTTGGAACGAGCTTGCTGGTTGGCACGCCTTCTTTGATTGCAGCTTCCGTTGATACGATCTTGTCATTTTCTAGACCTTCGTTGGGTAGGAACTTACCACCCTGCCTCTTGCGGAAGTAAACCAAACGCCTCCAAGCGTGGTGGCAGAACGCTCCACCTTTCCACTTCCAGATAGAGTACACGCTCTGGCCTTCGGGAGCGAACTGACCATTCTCACCGCTGAAGCTCATCATATCGATGTCTTCTTTGCGAAATACTGTTCCTCCGTTTGCTGCTCCTACCATCTCACGGCAGAACTCGCGCGAGTTGCTGCTGATGTTACGGGTGTAAGCATAGCGTATTTTGTAAAGCCCGCTATCAAAGCTGCTCTTTTCTTCGGGGTTACTGAAATCCTCTACGGCAAAGTTGTACTGGGTAGCGAGGTGGGTATCCTCGTTATCTGGGTCGTTGACTACCTCATCGCTGATGAGTTCCCATTCTTCTAAATCAACGACCTCACCCTTTCCCCGCAGAGCATCTATCCACTTATGCTCATCATCTTTGGAAAACTCGGGTACCTCGCTCTTAAACTTGTGGGACTTCATCTGCGAAATAATAGCAGAGGAGTTGCCCTTAAAGAGGGCGTTGGCAACCTGTGGGTCAAACTGAAGCATCTGTACCAAGAACGTGATGGCTTGGTCTACTGTTAGAACGCCATCCTTTACGCTCTGCATAATCTGCAAAGAGCTTGCAATCTGCGCTCCGTTGTATGATGCCTCCTTCTGGATTAGCTCCTCATTTACTTCACTTACCTCCATAGGGGCAAGAACGTCTGTTTTAACGCCTGTTGCTTCTTCTACAACCTCCGCGTCTTGTACCTCCGTCTCGGTGAACTCCAAAGGCTGAAGGGTCTTGAAGTACAGGTTGAGGCTGATGTCGTTGTAGGCCAAGATTTGGTCTATGCCGTCAAGGATAATCTCCTGCTTGGGTCGGATTACAAGGTTATCTAAAAGCATAGAGGCAGTCTTCAGTTCATCAGCATTGTTGCCTAGACCTGAATTATCCTTAATACCTAAGAGCATAGGGCTTACAATGCGGTGCGAAACCATTATCTTCTGAGCAGCCTCATCAGATAGGAACTGATATTGGGCTGCTGCATCCGACAACTGAACGGTGTCGATGGTTGCAGCTAGGTCTTTGTTATCGTTGAACGCAAGGATGAACTTGCCAGAGTTGCTGCTTCCGCTATATTTTTGAGCAATCTGATTTTCGATTTGCCTACGCTCCTCCTCGCTAGGCACCCCATTATTGAAGTTAATCAAAAGGGAGGGGCTTAAAGAGTTCTGTACGTTGTTGATATGGTAGTTGGCGATTTCCTCCTCAAGCTCAGAATATGGTAACGAGCCTTGATAATCGACGGGCGAGTACGCGTAAAAGCCTGCGCGGTAGGGCTTTATGTAAAGAATCTCTAGCCCTTCTTTGCTTGTGCCAAACGCAGGAATCCGAACAGGCATTTCTTTTCTGCTGGCTACATCTACCCAATTTCTTGCGTAGTAGTAAGCATCAATGTCTCCTTCATCGTTTGTCCTAGCGGCCCTTAATGTTTCAATGGGTATGTGCTGCACCTCTACAATCATATTGTGATCGGTAGAGTATACAACTTGAAAGGCGCATTGGCCCATCATAACGTAGTCCGCTACTATTTTCTGAAGGCAAGGCTTCGTAAACAAACCACGCATCGCAGCATATTCGCTTGGTTTCTGGGCAGAGTCCGTTGCGTCTAAGCCCTTACCAAAGGTCAAATCCATCAAAGAGTTTAGGATGGCGTTATTGGTAGGTGAGCCGTTGTATCGGTCAATTAGATACCCGAAGTAGTCGTTGTTCTCTCCGTATTCGATATAGTCCTTGCCCTGCACCTCTCTAATGACAGGCGTGGTGTAGGAACTGAAGTTCACAACGTGGACTTTAGATGATGATGTACTCATTATTGTAGCTTGTTTCTTCCGTGTAGACGTTTTGGTTCACGGTAAATTTATCGAAATCTGTTTGCGAAGTTACGAATACCCTATCTCGGTAGATAAGGTTGCCATCGTATATTAATTTAAGGCCGTAGAATCGGTTGTTGACTAATGTATAGACTGCCGTCAGTTCCATAAAGCCATTACCCTCTGTTATCGTGGGATTGATTTCTTGCTCTGTGTTGGTGCTTTCATCAATCAAATATAGTGTAACACCATCAAGGTCGTTAACTGCGCTCTGAACGCATCCAGCGGCCTCTAAAGTGCCACCATCAAACAACACACGCTCAAAGTATAAATCCAAATCCTCTGATGAGTAAACGAACTCACGAGGGATTACCGTAATGGTTTGAGGTGAAGCTGATACTTGAAGGATATGCATCTTAAGTAAATAACCTTTTAATTCCGATTTGTTTGAAAATAGAAAAGGGGCCGAAGCCCCCTAACTATTTTGCATCGCTGCTAGATTAGATAGTATCAGTACCCTTTACAACCGTTACTACTGAAGTAGTAAGTCCGTTGAAAGGAAATTCTGCGTTCGCGGGGTTAATCGGGTCAGCCATTGTAACAAAGTTAGCTGGTAGCTGCTCCTGTCCCTCAAGGGTCAAGGTATAGCCCGATAGGTCTCCCATCGCCCCACCTGTGACTATAGTTCCACCCGTAACCTCTGCTCCAAAGTTCTTACCCATCAAAAACAAGTTATTGTTGTAGTCCAAAACGAAAACGTATGGGCGGCCGTAGGCCATCAACTTTAATTGCTTGTTATCTTCTTTAGTGAGCTTGGTTAAAGTCACATTAAGATTCTGCGTGAAGAATGTAGTGCCATTCTCGCGGCTTGAATTGAAGGTTTGGTCAAAAGAGCTGTTGCCTTTTAAGTCGTACTGATAAGCGGTAAAACTACCACTAATGTCAGTCACAACGTCATCCACAAGAGTTATTGCACCCAAGTCACCAAAGTTCACAAAATAAATTTTGTTCAGCCCACCGACAACATTTTTACAGGGAACCTGCCTGCCTAAGGAAATATCACACGACATTTTTTCTTTGTTTTATTAGATTAAAAAAGGGGGCGAGGACATAGCCCAAGCCCCCCTATGATTTACGTTAACTCGGATTAAGAGTAAAGAACAACGTCTGAACCGATACCGTACTGAACTCCTGCGAAGAAGCGTAGGATTACGCGGATGTTGTCTGATCCGTCAAGGTCAGCCATATCAAGAACGCGAACTTCGTTACGCTCGTTCAGAAGACCAGTTCCGAAGAATAGGTTTGAAGTCTGAGCAGCTACCATCTTGTTAGAAGGAAGACCGTTGGCCATAGCAACACGGATACCATCGAAGAACAAATCTCCGTTGCCGTACCAAGTAGTACCTTTATTGTCAACACCATTTGCTCCAAGACCTGAAGTTCCGAATCCACCAAGAGCGCGGACATAAGCCTTTGCTACGTTTTGTGGAACGTAGATAGTCAAGTCCTCCTTGCCGTAAAGGGCAGAAGGGATAGCGTCTACAACTTTACCAAGCTCTGCGATTACGTTTGCAGCAGTCACGGTGGTAGCGGTTACGTCAATAACGTCTGAGTCAGCAGTCATCAATGAAAGGAATCCGCTAAATTCTCCTGCACTTGCAGCAGTACCGTTCCAAATGTTCTGCTCAATCTTTTGGGCAGTCTTTGAAGCAACGTGTGCAATCAAGAAATCAGCGAAAGAAGCGGGGATGCTATCGTAAGCAGAGAAACCCATTTGACCACCGATCCAAGAATCGTAGTAGTCCTTCTTGCAAAGCTGCAAGTTCACTTGAAATGGCTCAACCTCAAGGATGCGGTCGGTCAAGGTCAAGGTAGAAGTTGCATCGAAATCGCATGTAGCGTCTCGCACAATTCCGTCGGTATTAACCTTCTGAAGGGTAGTGCGGTAGTTTACGTTTGGAAGGATCTCGACGAGACCTTTGTCAAGCGTGTCTGCGCTCAAAAGAGCAGCAGAGATGTACTTGCTGGCGAATTGACCAGCGTACGAAGTAGTGATTGAAGTAGTTGTAGCCATTTTTTATTTATTATTTATTCATTCGTGCAAGGACTCGGTCAATCGTCTTTTCGGGTCGGTTTGAACTCATCTTTTGGACTTGCTTTGTTTCGGGGTTGTGCTTGATGGCTTTCGCAGCAGGTGCGGCAGATAGTTCAGCTTTCATAGCTGACATCTCCTCCTTCTTGGCATATCCGCCCATCTCCTCACGCATCCCTTTCATTTCTTCGCGCATCATTGCAATTTCCTCGAGAACCTTCTCGATGATAGCAACTACCGCAGGAGCTTCTTCTACGACTTCCATATCGGCAAGTTCA